CTACTGCATTGCCTCCTCTGGCGGCTCTATCATAGGCATCCAGTAGATAACTTTTTCATAGTCCAGTTCTTCCATCGTTTCAAACTCAGAATCCAAAAAGCCAAGCGTTACCGGATCATATATATCTTTCCAAAAGCCAAATCCGTACTCCTCTTCGTACTGGCACATCATCGGCGGATCTTCCAAGTGGTTTTCCACCAAGCACATAAAGAACCTTCTGTCTATATCTTCCGGCAACTTATCTTCTACAGATATCCACAATGGGACTGTCGGCTGCTCTTCAATCTCCATGAGAACAGAGGCTGCTATATCATCTATGTCTACCATTCGGTCTGCGTTTGGATCAGCGTTCAGCCATTTTGTCACATTTTTAGTCAACACATCTGCATCAATCAGCCTCATTTTGCTTTTCCTCCTCTCTTTTGTACAACTTAGGTAATGACATCCAGGCATTAACACATACGCCAACCGAAGCGTATGTTACGTCGCTGTCATCAGGATAGAAAGCTCCATTTCCTTGTTCATCCACTTCATATGTCCCGATATCAGGAATAGTTAACCCTTCATTTTTGAAGGACAAAAGAACGTGTTTTCCTGGTTCCGGCAAACTCTCATTGATGTCTCGCCATCCAAGATAAGCATCTACCGCTGCTTTCACAAATTCAAGATCTTCTTTCGTATCGCAGGTGATGTCAGCATACGGCCTGATCTTTTTCAATTTGCCATCTTCGTTTTGAATCAGCGCAATTTTCCCCACTTTTAGTTTTTCCTCACTTTCCAAACTTTTCTTTCGCAGAGATCCGGACGGGCGTTGCGCCCTCTGTTGATTTTCTCCGAGGCACGTTCGGCGCATACACCCAAATCATCGCAAGTACACAAATCCAGCACATTCCGTACTGCCAACGGCTGATATTTCCATCCCGCAGGATCTGTACTCCCAGGATCAGCCACGGCACACAGTTGAAGTGTTTGATAATACCTCTTTTGATTCTTCGCATCTTTATTCCTCCTAGAAAAACTCTAATTGTCCATCGTCAACAAACCTCTGTTTCTTCCGGCTTAATTCATTTCCCTGCTGTTTTAACCGTTCAACACGTGCTTTCTGTTTCAAATTCGCCATATAATTCATATCAACTTCCGGTGGAACCTTCAAAAAATATTCTTCTGGAAGCGGCATTCCAGTTTTTTCGCATAACTCTGCAATATCTCTCTTGTAAGAAATAATATGATTTCTTGTCAGATTTATATTGGAACCATCCGGCCAGAACGGATCATTACAGCCGTTTTCGTTTATGTAGTTCCAATGATCGCGTTCGCGGATTATCTGACTACAGAGCAAATCTAACTGCTGTTCCGGTGTATTTTCTTTCATAACATCACCTCTGGACAATCAAATAATTTATACCGTCATTTTCGAACCACATCTCGGGCAATATTTCCATTTTACCTTCGTGTATTCTGTGCTGCATCTACCCGTTTCAACCGCTTCGATATTCTCGACCTGGAATCCACATTTAGAGCATTCTGCGTGGATGTAATCGTTATGCTCTGCCCTGTTCTGCCACTTCGCAGAATATTCGAAGCTCTTTCTTTTCATTGTAAGCGCATACTCCTCATCCAGGAACTCAAGTGTATACTGACCATCCGCCGGGCATACATCTTCGAATTTTTCGATAAACCACTCGAATACAGCTCTGACAGCCGTATCTGTCACATCCTCTTTATCGCCGACCCATTCATCCCCGCGGAGATTCCCGTAATAAATCCGGCCAGTAACCGGGCTTACGCCCATTGCTTTTTTAATCTCTTTTTTCATGCTTTCTTCTCCATTCCGAAAGATACTCCATCTGTTCTCTGTCTTCCTCTGGATCTTTTGGACGAGCGGGACGGTTCATCAACCATCCCATACCTCCAACGAACACGCCGCACAGGGCGATGATCTCAATAATTGTTTTCATTTCCAGCTCCTTCCTCTTTCTCTGCGGATTCGGCTTTCTCTTTAAACTTTTCATTGATTGCAGCCATGATGTCCCGTACCCGCACTTCTCCGATGCCTTTCACACCCCGGATAGCTGCTTCAATCTCTCCCGAATCCATTGCGTTAAGTGATTTTCTTCCGTCTTCCCATCCGCACTTATACACGCTCGTGCAGAACGATTCGAACTGCTGGTGATCGTACTTTTTCACGGCCTTGTATACCGTTCTCGTTACGGAATACTTTGTGTTGCCCTGATTTCTCTTTCCCATGAGATTACGCCTCCTCTTTCAATTCTTCCACGACTTTTTTCAGCACATATATTCCATTTGATGTAAGCTGGCGCTGCCATGCTCCCTGGGAAGGAGCCCACCGGAAGCCGTTTTCTTTCAGGATGTCTCTAATTGCCCTGTCTGGCTTTCCATCGAATACGATCTGTATTCTCATGATGTCCGCATTTTCGATTACCTTGAATGAGCCATAATCGGCCTCAGAATTGCCTTTCTCTTTGGTCTTTTTCAGTTCGTCCACTCTCTGCTGGCATCTCTTGATATTTGCCAGATTGTTCTGGAGCATCCATCCCGGATACGGAGCTGCATCAAAGCTGTACTTTGTCATATATTCCCGGAGTTCCGCGGTCTGCTTTTCCGTCAGAATCTCGCAGCCATCAAGCGTATGATTTTTGCGGAAGTATTTATTTACCTCCTTCATATTTTCCTGGGCCTCTTTCAACTCCGCGATCTTTTCCTCCAGTAGCTCAACCGCTCTTTCATCGTCACTCCGAATAATTTCTTTGGAGTAGAGCATATTTTTCAGCTTTCCTCGGATCGACTGGCAGTAATTGTAGAACTCATGGTTTTTATCCCAGGCTTTGACCTGTTTCTCTTTCTTCTTTACCGGAAAGTTTCCGGCTCCTGAGATCATCACGGACGGGCACATGCACCCGATCCGCGAATGTTCGTTGTAATACTTCCCAATGTTCCGGGAATATCTAACCGCCAGCCCCCAGGCTCTTTCCCGGTACTCATCGCCTTTTTCTCGGATCACCTCTTCTGCCAGGTCGTACACCTCATCCACATCATTGCGGTATTCCGCCGTCCGGGATCCCATCTGGTACTCATCGAATGACATCAGGCTTTTCGCCATTTTTGCTGTTTCTTCGTTAATTGTAACGTACTCTCTTACCCTCATCTTCTTACGCCTCCGTTTCTTCAAGCTCCACTTTTTCTCTGATATCCAGGCAGATCTTCGCTTCGTGCTCGCCTTTAAGCTTTCTCAATTCCCACTCCGTTTCGCGCGGTTCGAATGACATATAGCCGTCTTCCGGGTTTAACGTGATGTATGTGTACTTCACATACCCGTATTTCTCCAGCTTTTCATTGATCTCTTTGAGCAAGGGCATTACTTCCTTGCTCAAATTCATAAATTTTTCTTTCTCCTCAGTCACCATTTTTTCTACGTTTTCCTGCATTTCCTGTTCCTCCTTGTTATCGTTTTAATGTGTAGGCCGGTTTACCGTCTACGGATGTGAAATGATACCATCTTGTCACTTCATCTTTGCACCAGCCCATGTTTTCGACATCGTAGCAAGCGCAGATACCGTAGTCTTTCGGATACCCATATGCATCCCGAGCCTGTTTCAAAGCTACACCGATTGGGATAAAAACTCTCTTCATCCTTCCGCCTCCTCGCAAAATTCTTCGTAGTTGATACCCATAAGGTCGCAGATGCTTTCGTAGCTACTTCCGTTGTGGTACATCGACCAGACTGCCTGACCGTGAACCGTGCCACGCCAGATTTCAATTTCTCGCTCGATTGTGTCGTTTAATTTCAGATTGCTTCTATCTACCATCTTTTCCTCCACTCTACGAAGTCTCTTACTTCCTTCATTTCTTCATCGCTAAGATCTTTCAGGGTTGCTACTGTCATGCATTGGGTATTGATCTGTTTCGAAACTCTCATCATCCGTAAGAACTTCTCTCCAAATTGTCTTGAATAGTGGGCCACCGCTACGATCTGTCCTGCGTGAACCAACGGCGTGTTGGCATTCTCAATATCTCCGACAAAATCATTCACTGTGTACTTCGCCGATAAGCAGCATCCCGGAGTGTCGAGACTATATTTCCCCTCATCTACCACAAGATTGCATCTGCTTGTCATCCCTTCCCACCTTGGATCTTTTCGATCCCAGGCAACTCTTACTTTTGATCCAACGATAAAATTATCATACTCGTTGTAAGGCTTGTTGCTCATATCCAATCCAAGCACCGGATATTTTCCAAAGTTCATCACTGCCGCAATTTCCTGTCTTTCACTGATAATATTCATTTTTTCCTCCTTACAGATATGCTGTTGCTCTATTTCCGCGACTGTCGTAAAAGAGACGGCATCCAAGTTCCTCACACGTTGCTTCAACAGCCCACGAATCATCGTCCAGTCCCAAGCTCACACTCCCGGTTCTCAGCAATCTCAGCATAAGTTTTGCCGCTTTGAGCTGACCATTTCGCACCATCATCCGGTGCTTTTCCATCGCTTTGTATCTGCGAATTTTTTGATCCAGATTCTTGTTCATCTCCCTACCTCCTTTATGCCTCTCTGATGCTTTCAATGTACATCGTTCTTTCTGTTCCACCGACACATGCTACGTACTGTTCCTCGTCATCGTCCTCAAAAGTAACGCTTTCCGCATTTGCTTCAAGAACTTCATATCCATTTTCTTCGATTTCTTCTACCAGCTCTTCGATTCTTCCGAACCACTCTCCTGATTCTGCATATGTCTTTACTCTCATTTTTAATTCTTCTGTCATCTTGTTTTTCCTCCCGTTTCCGTTCGTGTTGTTTTCTTGTTTGTTCTCTTGATGGCTTTAATATAGCTCACTATCATGCGTTCTGTCAAGCGTTCTTTTAAAATTTTTTACAAAAAAAATTAGAGGTGCTCGAAAGCACCTCTAATCATTAGTTTTACTCATCATCCTCGATAACAGCCAGCTCATATCCAATCGACGCAAGAATATTTTTCAGTTTTCCAAGCCTCGGCTGTTCCTGGTCGAGTGCTTTCTGTAGTGCGTTCTGATCGAACTCTACTTCCTTACCATCTTTTCTGATTATCTCAATATCCCGGCCGACCGCCTGAAGTATCCTCTTGATCGCGCAGTAGTTTGTATTCGGCCGCGTCAGTGAATCATATATGGCCTGTTTTGTGACCCCGGACATCTTCGCAACGTCCGTCAAAGAGAGATCCTTTTCTCTCATAAGATTTTTTACGTAGCTGACCATGTCTATATCATTATCCATACTTCCCATAATAGCCACAATTCTCTTTCCCATGTTTCCTCCATTCTACATTTCCGAACACGTATCGGTTCGCATGTCGTAATCGCATCCGGCAGAGTTTTTCTCGCACATTTGACACTGCATGATTCTTGCTCCGCACCGCGGACAGTGTGAAACCAGCCCCCACTCAAAATCCCATACGAAGAGATGCTCGATCTCGCAAAACGGGCAATACCCAGTAGTCAGTGAGTCTCTCAACTCATCCAACTCCTGGGCAGCCCTCATTGCCTGGTTTTTTAAAATCCGGTTTTCATCCCCTTGCCGTCTAATGCGTTTATTTTGCCTTTTCAGGCTTTCTGTGCGCTTCCTCAGTCTTTTCCTCAAGATGATGTTCTCGGCCTTTCGAATCATGCCTTTTCGGCCTCCTCGCCATCAAGAACTACTGGCTTGTCTTCGAAAACATACCGTACTCCCGGAATATAGAAAGCTCTCGGGGATTTTCTCATCACGATCAGGCCGAGCTGATGCATCTCGCGCATATACTTTGCGATCGACTGGGTTGATCTAAAGCCCACCCCAGCCATAATCTCCCGCTCGGTCGGCGGGTAATTATTTTCCCGCATATATCGTTTTGCGAACTCTAAGATGTCAATGTGTCGCTGATTGATTTTTAACTCTGTTTTTTTGCTTTTTCTCATTGTATCACTCCTTTTCGTCATCGTCCAGCAATTCTACTTTGCCCTCGTCATAAGGCGTATAACGAGTTTATTGTTGGTACGCCTTATGACGCCATTATGCTACATTGATCCGGTAAAAAATGGAGAGCCACCCCGGTTCGTATTTCACCTCGTCCGGATACTCGCCCCGCAGTCGGTACACGATTTCTCCCAAGTCCGGCTCGCCCAATTCTTCCAGCTTGCAGCCATATTCTTTTTCCAGATCCCCAAGCTCCTCATCCAGGGAAAGAATTTTTTCTTCTGGTTCCGGCTCGGTTTCGCCCATCTCCATTCTTTCACGTACTCTTTCCCAATATTCATCTTCTTCCGGCATCAGCTTTTCATCACTTCCTCTACGCGATTCGTTCCCAAAAAGCATCCTCGCCCTTTTTCAGCAGCTTTTCAGTCAGTTTCTTTGCTTCTTCCTTGCTCCCTGTTATGAGAACGCCATGTGCTATCGTGCCTTTCATCACGTAAACCTCAAACATTGTCCCGTCTCCCTCCTACTCCTGATTGCAATACTCAAGAAACGCTGTGATTGTCTCATCTGCCTCGCAACGTGTGTAAATTCTCTTTTTACGGTTCTTCTTTCTTCGCAGCGGAAATCCGTACATTTTCCGCTGATTATTCGTCAGCAGCATCGGTTTTAAATCTTTCATACCCTCATCCTTCCCGGAGGTTCCGCCGCCTCCGGTCGGCACTATGTAATCAATCCAGAAGTAACTCCTGGCTGATCGTGTACTGTTCCTGGAGCTTTTCAAAAGCTCTTTCAGTTACGGTGTATTCTCTCCAACCAAGCCGATATTGAGCTGATTTTGACAGGTTCTTAGATTCCAGAACTCTGTCAAATGTGATGCCGCGACCTTTCAACTGTAAGGGAGTGTTGATGTGGTAATGTCTGCCATAATAGCTCCGCTCTGCTTCGATCTGGCACTTTGGCTTCTGTTCTCCCATTTCCGGAGTGTAGCAGTACAGCCCAGGCTTTTCTGGAATCACTGCCGGCTTTTCTTTCGGTCTTGCATTTTCCAGGCGTCTCGTCCGGATCTGCTCGGTGAGCTTTTCAAACTCTCCCGGATTCAGGAAACCTTTCTCCTGGCATTCTTCTGCGGTACCCGCGTAGAACTCTAGAGTGCGGTTATCATCGCAGATTGCGATGAAGTTTTTCAAGTTGCTATAAGCATTGCTTTCGATGATTCCGGTGACTCTCTCCACCGGGAAGCTGATAATTGCCATTCTTCCGTCCTCCCTGGTTACCCCAAAATGAATTTTCGCAGGTCTTCGTCGTTGCACTCGTCGTCATCCAACCACTTGTCAAAGCCTTCTGGATTTCGCTTTTCCAGCTCATCCATGATCCAGTCTCTCAGAACCGGAGCTCCCGCTTCTGTCATTGCCATCTCGGTTGTCAGCTCCCACTGATCCAAGAGCTGCTCGGTCGGGAGCTTCGAAATCAGGCTTCTCGCACTCTTTTCTGCTTCGGTCAATTCTCTATCCAGCATTTTGTATCCCCCTCTCAGTTCATCCGCTCGAGAATCTCTGTCTTTACCAGCATGTAGGACTCGCATTCCTCTTCTGTCATCTCCAGGATGTTCTTCCCGGCATAATGCCCGAAACATTTAAGTAGCTCCTCGTCGGGCATGCCACTCAGCACCTTAATTTTTTCCTCTGTTGTCATGGATCCGGTCGAGCTTTTCTGCTCTGGCTCCGGTTCTTCTGCGTCGATCAGCTCGATCTTCTTCATGAGCGATCTCCAGTAAAACAGTCTTCCGTCAATCGTCACAAGGAATTCCTTGCGCGGATTGCTGCATTCTTCTTCCAGGACGTATGTTTTACAATCCGTCACTGTTCCGTCGACGTATTCGCAAGTGCTTTCTCCCTGCTCTGCGTTTTTCTCCAGGTAAGCGACGAACTCCTTAACCGTGAGTTTGTCCATGAGCGCCTCTGTGCTTCTCATGAAGCTCGTTCTGTATCTGTTATCCTGAACGTTTTTGTATTCCATGGTGTTTCCTCCTGTCTCGTAAGTGTTTCTTGTTTGTTGTTCTCTTGATGGCTTTAATATAGCTCACTATCATGCGTTCTGTCAAGCGTTCTTTTCTGTTTTTTCAAAAAGTTTTTCCGCGTAACTGTTACAGTAAATCGCAAGAGAGAAAAGAAAGAACCAAAGAAAAGAGAGAATCTTTTTTTCAAAACCTTAAAAGATTAAAAAGAATTAAAAAACATATATATGCTCGATTTCTTACAGTAACAGTCACAGTAACAGTTACTGTAAGAGTTACTGTAAGAGTCACAGTAACAGTTACAAAGTAGCGTTTTTGGCGTTTTGCATTATATAAGAAGAAAGACCGGATTTTTGACGTTTTGTCTCATTTTACGTATATATTTATTCTCATAAACAGTAGCATTTTGATGGTGTATCAAAGTGCTTCAAAACACCCCAAAAATGTTACGCGTAAATTTACTGTAAGAGTTACGCAAAACGCACTAAACGACGTTTTTTCCACACTGTCCACAGAGCATTGTGGAAAATGTACGTTCTGGATGCTTTGAATGCAGCGTTTTGTATAACTGTGTATGATTAGACTAATTTTTCGGTCTTGCTTTCCTACCGAAACGCCTGGAAATACCTTTGGAATGCCTCAGATTGCCTTTTCAGCTTTTGATGATAATTGGTTCATGGAATTTATTTTCGCTATAATGTGAAATAATGCACAACTAATGACTTGCGTTATTTATGCAATGTTCCTATTGACAGATTTTAGAGATGTTTTCAACAAAACGTGAGGTGTTGAATTTAATTCGGTCAAATTTGACCAAATTACAATCTTCCTTCCCAAAATTGGAAAGGAAAACCTTTTTGCCAAATTTGGCAAAAAGTCCGCAAAAGAAAAAGCCCCCACCATTCCGGTGGGAGCCTTATCACCCAAGGTGTAGGAATTTCTACACTCTGGATCTTATTTGTTATCCAAATACTTTCTTCCGCTTGATCGCATAGTCGAAATTTTTAAGAGCCTGTTCATAGAACCGATCAGAAGCCGCGATTACGTGCAGTGTGGATGCTTCCTTGTTCCCGGTTTCCGTCCGGTAGACCGTCAGGTAGCTGTTAAGGTTTGTATCGCAATCCTCCGCGATGGTATCGTACAGAAAGTGGAGCGTCATATTTCGCTTTAAGCCATGTAATTCCTGCACTTCCGTAACCAGCTCGTTGAGTTTCGCCAGCCGCTCTTTGACAAGATCTTTATTCGGGTTGAACGGGTTCGTTGCCGTGCTCTGAGCTGGTTCCCGGGACTCGATCTGCGGTGTCTGCGTCTCCATAAGGGAAAGCATCTTTTCATTGAACTCAGTCTGCTGCCGGATGAACTGTGCCAGCGTTTTTTCCACGGATCCGGTCTGTTTGTACTTCTTCTCGACCTCGATGAAATATCGGCGGACTTGCTTGCCTTTTTCGTTTCTTTCCAGCATAGCCATTTCTTTTGCGGTGTCCAGCTTGATGATGTATTCCTGTTTTCCGCCTCCGCCATGCTGACCATCTAAATCCTGAAGATACATCTGGTAGTCTTCATTTTCTACAGCGTCACATTCTCTTATTCTTCTTCTGATCCAATGCGTAAACTGTGTTTTAGGTCCGAGGGTTCTATGTAGTTCCGTTCCATTAACCACATATTCCCCTTCATCTGTCTTGTAAACAGGAACCATTCCAGATTCTATTTTATCACAGATCTTCCTTGTCAAATTTGACAAGGAAGATTTTCGCCTTTCGTTCATCCAAACCGCCTCCCATTAATCATGCTGAGATCGTCTTCGATCCGGGAGAGTTCTTCAAGGATCAGCTTCAGGTTGCAATACATGTTCGTAACGAATGCATCCTCATCTTTGGTTCCGGCGGCCGCAGCCACATTTTCAAGCGCACCTTTTGCGGTGCTGAATCTTTCCAAAGCATCGCCTAATTTTGTCATATTGGAAAATTCCTCCTTTTTTTACTTGAAGGAACCCTTTTTCTGTGATACAATGTTTGCGAATAAAGGGCAGGGTTCCTTCGTGGTTATGTATCACCCTTTATTCGCGCGTACAAGGCTGGTTGCTGTTCCCGTCCATGAGAGGCAACCAGCTATTTTTTTGCGCTTTTTTCCTGGCGCTCACGCTCCAGCATTTCTCCGACAGCCCGTCTGATGCCCTCAGCTCTTGTAATATTGCGTTCTTTGCAATATTCAATCAACCCGCTGAGCATGTCATCATCCATTTTAAACTTCATATCATTGTTTTTTCTTTTCCCGATGATGGGCCGCCCCATTTTTTTATGTTCGGTATGGTCACTCAAATTCTCACCTCCTTGTGTCCATGTCTATATTTTAGACTTATAGGTTCAGTATGTCAAGCGTTTTCAGAAAATTTTAAAAATATTTTTTCGTATTCCGCCAACTTTCTGCTTGTCAAACCGTGTTTTCTGTGATACTCTAAAAAAGACCTTTCACTTCTTGTCTCGTAAACGATTTGAGAGGTCTCCCTTAAAGGTGGGCGGCTCCGTCATTCCTCGGCAGCGACCGTCCACCCTCGCAAAGAAAAAATAAAGGAGTCTACAGCGATGTAGGCTCCTTTTTTTGCGTTCTTTTACATTTTGACAAATAAAAAAAGCCCCAGGCATCCGAAGATACCCAGGGCAAAGTGGCGTATAAATTGCATGTATGGAATTGCACCGGATTTCTCCGGTAAGAAAGTCTTTTTGCGTGGTTTACGGGTTACTTCTGACCGATCACGTTTCAGGATCGCAACCGGTCAGTTGATTCATCAGTTGAACAGTGCGTACCAGGTGTTGGCTCCGCAGTATCCATCAGCTTCGAGGCCTTTTGATTTCTGGTAAGACTTGATCGCGGCGGTCAGACCGTCTCCGCAGAGAGCGTCCATGTTGCCGAAATAAAAGCCTTTCGCTGCGAGGATGAACTGAACCAGGAAGGTAAAGGTTCCCTGAGTTCCATGGCTGACGGTGGCTTTCGAAGCAACTTTTTTGCATGATTCGAAAAAGTTCTTGTTGGTCGGATCCAGCTTCGTGCCGTATCTCCGGTTCATCAAGTCTTTCCAAACCGCCAGGGCAGCCCATCTGGACTTATCGCCGTAGTCTCCGTCCACGCGCAGTTTGGCTCCGCTATACTTCAGGATCTTGTCCCCGTAGTTGCTGTTGAGCCATTTCTGACCATCGGAAACGTTGTTTCTGGCGGTATTGCTGCCGGATCCGGTATTTGTATTCACCCCGGATGTTCCGCCGGAATATCTGCCATTTTCGACGTTGGTGGCTGTGTGGGCTCCATCGTTCAGCAGGACATCTCCCTCTAACAGGTAGTCCGGGCCATTCAGGTATTTGCTCTCAGTCAGAACCAGGAATCCCGCTGCCTTGAATGCTTTCCGCATGTCTCCGGTGTAGGTGGCTTTCAGATTTTTCAGGGCATCAATATCAAGCAGGTAACCGACTGCTCTGACATTGGCGATGACTCCTGCAGAGCAATCAGCTTCGCAAGCAACCGTGATCTGCGATGGATCGTAGTTGCTGGCTTTGAGATGCTGCCAATAGGTGTCTCGCTGGCTCTGATCGTAACCAACCAGATCGTTTTTCGCGGCTTTCACAGCAAGTTCTGCGATTTTCGCGCGAACTGCTGAGTTCGGATATCTCAGTACACACTTCCACGGTCTGCTGTACCATGGAATTAATGCCCATTCGGTTCCTGTCTGATCTCCAGCTCTGCCGCCGGAATATCTGCCGTTTTCATCGTGTCCGCTGTTAGAAATTAAGCTCATAGGTTTTTCCTCCTTCTCATTTTCGCTCTGATAGAGCATGTAATACTGCTCACCATAAAAGGCTCGTTTGCTTTTTACGCCGGATCCGGTGTCCATAGGCTGTTCAAACTTCGTCAGGAACACATCTGATGCTTCCTGTACTGTTTTTGCAGTCTTCAACACATAAAAAACGCTTCGGTACTTGCTCTGCAGCTCCGAAATCATGTACTCAATCTGCATTGCGGGATCTCCGATCGAAACCCCTTTCTGTTTTGCCAGATCATACAATCCGGCCTTTCGGCCAGCGCTTGTCCACTGGCACAGGCCGTAGCCATACTGGCGGCTGTCTCCCATCGGGTGCAGGAATAACTCCCGGGAGATCTCCCCGCTGTCTACCGCCTCTGTGTAGGTGTCATCTGTGTACTTATGACCCTGGCGTTCCTCGCACAGGTCTTCCAGGTTCCGCGGGTTGAAACCAGATTCAGCAAAAATATTGCCCATTGCTCCGCAAGCCCCGTAAACAGTTGCTCCGGCAGCGATCAGGCAATTATACGCCGCGTCCGTGTTCATGTTTCTCGAAATTGCCATGACATTCTCCTTTCATAGCAAAAGAGCGGGCATCATACCCGCTCTTTGATCTTCTTTACGACTACTGCTGAGATCCGTTTACCTTCCCGTCGTCCAACAGGTCTTTCACGCCTTTGAACCATTCATCAATTACCCTCATCATCATTTCTTCTGTTACGAAAACCCGCAGCCACTTCGGTAAGAGTCCGCGCGCCTGACTTACAACCCACTTGAGCTTCTGCTTCCCCTGGCCGGATTCGTTGTAGACATGCTCGGCTTTCAGAATCAACTGGTATACATCCCCCCGGATGCCGTCCATACCGCGCATCTTCGCGTACTGATATGCCATCACTACTGTGATCGCAACCAGGATCACAAGTGCAACTACCAGAATCGGCAGCGGGATCTGTTCCAGAAATTTTAAAACTTCCATCTTTCTAACCTCCTGTTATTCGCCCGTCAGAGCCTCGTATAGCCCCGTGTGGGCTTTTTATGTACGTCTATGGTAATTTGTTCATTGCACACCATAGTGAGCCAAAATTAGGCTTTTCTGGTTTGTAAGCTCACTCCTCGACAACACGATCAACTCCCTGCCGCCGCAGAAAGTTCTCGAGATCGTGTTTTTTCTCCAGCTCATAACCGAGGGCGGAATGCATATCTCCGTTGCATTTGGCATCCGGGATACGCTGCACCGCCTTTGCCGTAGCCTCAGAGAGGCTCAAGCAGCCATCCAGTGCCTCGAGGGTGATGTATTGCAATTCCTCCCGGCGCTTCTCTTTTTCGTCGAGGTCTTTCTGCCGTCGGTTTCGTTCTTCTTTCTCTTCTTCCGCTCTCTTCTGCATCCGTCTTTCAATCAGCCAGAAGCAGAACGCGGTTAATGCCGACGGGACTCCGGCGGCTATCAATAACTCCATTCGCTATGTTCTCCTCTCTGGAATTTTTGCGATTTTTCTTTACGGCTCTGCCCGTATCTTTTTCATAGCTCCTCCTCTCACGGATCATCCGCATACTTCCGGCATGCGTACTCGATGATGTCGAGATCCGTCTCGATCTCCTCCAGGGTTTTAGTCGGCGTCCCTTTAACTAGGAAAATCAGATCATAGATCGCTGACCATAATCTGGAGATAATCTGTAACTTTGTCATTTATCGCCCTTCCTTTTCCTGAAAAGATGGTAGTGTGGCTTCTCTTCGCCAAATAAAAGCCACCGGATCAGATCATCCAGGAAGATCCCGATTGCTGACAAAAAGAACCACAACAGCGTAAATTCCGGGCAGATCTGACCGAGAATGTTTCCCGGCATATTGCTGTAATCCCACATATTTAGCCCCAGCCATACATTCAGGGTCAACCCGAAAATAAACTCTATTGCTGTGATCCCGGATGCAGCTATTAGCTGCTGGAGAATCAATGGCATACATCGTGATCTCTCGTTAATCACTCCGCAAATGACGAAGCATAAGCCTCCGCACACTGCCATCGCTGGAAAAGAATATCCCCGGAAGATTACTTCCAAGGAATAATAAAAAACTCCTCCGGTCAGGAAGAGCGTCAGGTACTTTATGATTTTTTTCACTATGCAATACCTCCGGATGCAATGGTTTTCATGTAGTCTTTCAGAACTTCGTTCTGAAACTCTTCCGGAACTTTTGCTCCCCACTGGATCTGATCCAGATCTCCAGGTTTCGTTACCGACTTGATCCACATATTCAGGGCATTGCAATATGTTGTGTAGTACGAGACATAGAACATTGCTTTATTGATGATGTTCTGCATGTCCTCAGCCGAGAAATACTTGCAAGGATGTCCGTCCTCATGGTATTCCAGCTTTTCCTCTCCAGCCAGTAACTGCATTTTCTTTCCAAAAAGGTTGATCTGATCTTTCTCTGTCAAGCTAAAATGCTCTACGCCGGATGATGTCGGCACATCCACTCCGGCATAAATCGTTTGCTCGCAAGCCTTTGCGATTTCCTGGTATTTTGCTTTTCTCACATCCTCTAGGCTCAGATCTTCTGCACTGGATGGATCGGGTGTTTCCTCCGCTTTCTGGAACCAGTAGTCAAAATCAGATTCGATCTCTTCCTCGGTTACTTCTCCCCGGTAATGGAACTGCACTTCATCACACTCCCAGACCTTATATTTACTTTTCTTTCCATCCTGGATCTCTTCTCTCTCTACCAGCTCGATGTTCTGCCTCAGAATCACATCTGTTCCGGAAAATACCGGATAGACCTCAACTGCTGAGGGCTGTGATAAGTAAGATTCTCTTCTCATTTTCTACTTCCTTTCCGTGCTTACTTGCACTGTATGAACACATTTTGAATAGCTTATCAAAACAATATTTCATCCGGAATTTCAAACTGTCGCTATGCTTTATCCAGCCTTTGTATGCTGCAATCCGGCAGGCTCTCCACCATGGGATAAATCCTTTCGTCTTGAAATCTTCCCAGGCTCTGAGCACTTGCCTCCGGATTCTCCGGAATACTCTCCCACGGATGATCGTGTATCTCCTCCGGACTACATAACCCATCATATCGACTCCCGGAGTTCTTTTCTTGCTGCCGTTCTTTCTCTCGATCAGATTCTTCTCCTCTTCCTCCAAGGATGCGATGTGGTAAAACTGCCAGACTTTCTTTATGGTCAGCCCCAGTTTATCCTGCGCCCATACAGTGGCTTTCTTCATGGCCTTTTTCAACTTAGAAAGATCGCCATAGATTGAGAAATCGTCCGCATAGCATACAATCGCATATACAAGCCTATTCCGCTTTCCTCTGCGTATCTGAGCTTGCTCATAGATATATCTCAAAACATAAGACATCACGTAATTGAATAGCCATGCCGGAAGATATCCACCTATGCAAAGATGGTTCCCAGGATAATTGCTCATAAGAGCACCAAGGAACCATAGCAGCACTTTATTCTTGCCTATGTCTCTTCTCAGCATCTCCATGACGATTGGAACCGTCACTGAGGGATAAGCCTTTGTTACATCTCCTTTCAAAGCAACTACTTTTCCGCGGAATTTCTTTCGGAGAAGTCTTTCAATCTTCCGCTTTCCGGCTACGCCTCCCTTATTCGGGATGCTCCCGTACTGGATCGGTAAAATCTTCGCTCTGAAAAGAGGCTTCAACGCATATACTCCGATATATTCAAATACCTGCTGTTCTGGAGATTCCTGGCAGATATCACGGAGCTTCTGCGTCAGTCCGTCAATTCTTTGAAATTGGCGAATCGGTTTTAATTGTAAATCTCGGTTGATTATACGTTGCGTCAGCATCTTTGCTACTTCTGATTCAGCTTCCAGGGTTCGTTTAAAATCCTTATTCAACTGATCCTCTACGATCTCACGCTTTGTTATTTTCCCGGTCTTGCATAGCAGACGTTGGAAATCTTTTCTGCTCCGCTTATTCCGAAAGCATTCCACAACGGCAAGTTCATTAAATTTCCAGTCCTCAATATTGACCGTTGCTGGTTTGCAATATGTTTTCACACATCAACCTCCTTAATATTCATCTGGTTACTTCCGTGGCTTTCCCCGTAGGTACTAGCCTCGTTGGTTTCAAGTTATTTTCGCACATAAGCGAGGATTATACGGTGCAATGACTTTTAAATACTCTTTTCAAAATTGTACCAGGTGCTCCGAGAGAGCCGTTCCAGTTAGCGTTAGACACCCCATTGTTCGAGTTGCGGCAAGCAACGCCAGCATTACCACCGTTGTTCAAGTTGCCGAAGCACCAAGCCGCACGAACACCAGACGCCGCAGGTTCGTAATTGAAGCCAGCTCCCAGACACCGTATAACCCTAAAATTATTTTATTTGCAAATAAGACAATAAAGGGGCTTACTGCCCCTCTGCTTCGCATTCACCCCGTTTTTAACCCTCAAGACCAGGTGCTCCGAGAGAGCCGTGCCAGTAAGCGTAAGACACCCCAAGGTTCGAGCCGCGGCAAGCAACGCCAGCATCACCACCGGAGTTCAAGGTGCCGAAGCACCAAGCCGCACGAACACCAGACGCCGCAGGGACGCAACGGAAGCCAGCTCCCACTCCAACGCCGCTTCCGCTTGCGTTGGTTGCCTCCGGCCATAGAACATCATCATTGATTGCATTATCAGTAATATACTTCCATGTCCAGGCAGCCGTATCTTTTGGAAATACCAGTGTTGGAACATTTACTTTTTCGTAGTTCTCATTGATTGCAGAGCCTACTTTTGACTGATCGTAACATTTGTAGCAATCAAAACAATAATTCTCATTCGCATCCTGGCTCCACTGCCATAATTCATCGGAGACAATCAGATAGGAACCATTCATGAACTCGACACCCTGAATCATTCCAGGCTCTTTTCCAGATGCCGGGTTATATCGGCTTCCGTCTCGGCCGAGAACATTATCGTTCCAGCCAGAATAGTACGGTGAGGTTGAAAGATAGCTGCTGCCCGCGGTTGTATCAAAAGTTACGCCGCCATTATCCACGTAGACTGCCGAATATTCTTTTTCGTCGATCGTTACCTTCTCGATCGCCGTGATCAGCTTGCCATCAAACACGGAATAATTGCTTGCGGTATTTCGATCGGTTCCGCTCTGGATTCCGAGCATTACTGCGGATCCAACAAACAGGTTTGCCGCCTGAGCCGTGGTCAGGATCACTCGTTCTACGCCTGTTTCGCTGACCGCCGCGGTGTACTGGAAATTATAAGACGAGCAGCCCTCAATCTTTCCGGAATTTCCTTTTCGACCATATTTTAAGCGGTTCATTGTATCCAGAAATTTCGGCAGCGAGCCGGAAGCTCCGCTGTACTGCGGGCCTCTGACTTTCCACTTTGAAATCCCGGCGGAATGCGAGGTTCTGTTGATTGGTTTCAGACCAGTTCCACAAGTGATTCTGCCATCTGATCCGATTCCGGCGTAGTATTTCGGATGCGCCATGTATTCATGGACTTTTCCGGTTCTATCCGTACCTTCCGGCCATCTCTTGTATCCCGGCGCCGGATGACAACGTGTTTTCAGATATTTGTAGTCTGCATCCTGCCATTCTCTCTTCCAGGTGTTTTTCTGCAATACCCAGCAGAGATATTCACCGGATCGTACATCTCCTGTACTGTCGATGTGCTCCACATAGTGGATCTCATGGGAACCATCTGCTTTTTTCTCTGCTGCAACCTCAAGACACCAGAACTGCGGAAGGTGTGCAAAAGGATCGGATCCGGCTGTTGTTTCTGTGGATGGTGTGCATACAAGCCCGGTAGAGTCATCCGTCAGCTCCCCGATCACGCTTGTACTCTTGGCATACCGCGGTGTAGTTACGCCGTGTACCCGGCTGTCCTCCAGGACATTCCCAAACCATCTTTCCAGCATATCAGACTTGGAATATAATTCCGGGATATACTGATATTTCCACCATTCAACAAAAAGAGCGTCCACCTCCGCTTTTGAAGTGGCCGCCGCTACTTTTTCTTTGTACTGGACATCTGTGGCTCCGGCCATCTGGCTGTTCTGAACCTGAACCAATTTCTGCATGGTTGTGTCACGCGGGAAATTAACTACCTGCGAATTTTCGTTACTCATTAGATACCTCCTATGCTGTTAATATAACGGCATCCAATCCGCCGTCTTCCGAATTGATCCGGAAAGCGATGGTGTTTGCCTGGTTGACAAGTAGATCTGTTGCTTCTTTTGCTTTGGCGATCGCGGCGGCCGTGTTGGTCTGGCGATCCTTTTCATTCTGGATTCGGGTTGCCTCGTTTTGAGAGCGTATCGTTTCGTTAGATGCCCGTGTCATTTCAGCCTGATTCCGTGCTGTTTCAGCCTTAACACGTGCCGTTTCGGCGCTTACCCGTTCCGTTTCGGCATTTTTTCGTGCCGTTTCAGCCTGTGAACGTATTGATTCAGCATCGTTCGCAGCTTTGGTAGCGCTTGCAGCTTTTCCAGCTTCCGTGTTGGCTGTGCTGGCTGCCTGGTTCGCGGAAGACGCGGCCGAATTTGCCGCCGCTACGGATGCCTGGATATCGGAATTGACCTGTTTTGCTGAATCAACAACTTCCTGCAATGCGGTTTCCTGAGATTTTGCATTCGAGGTTGCCTTTTCGGTTGCAGTCTGCTGAGTCTTAGCGCTCTGTGTCGCTCCCTCCGTAGCGGTCTGCTGGGCCTTTGCATTCGCAGATGCAGTAGCAAGATTTTTGATTGATTCTTTTACCTCTGCGGACTTTGTGTTGATATCCTCAACCTGTTTTTTCATAGTAGCCGCAGACTGTGCAACCTCGGTTTTGATATCGTTATAGCTTTCGTTTTCATTATGGATTTTCTCCATGCACGAAATAAAAGCCCCGCGGACTTCCTCGCCATAAACCGCGTTCCGTAGCTGTTCTACTTCTTTCGAGATATCAGCCATCTTTCTTTGCTCCTTTCTTTTCTTTAGGCGTTTCTGCCGGTTCTTCTACGGATTCCGCTTCTGGTGTTTTCAGCTTTTCCAGTTCTATAAGCAATTTTGTTCTTTCTTCCTGGAGTTTCTGAATATCATTATTTGCCAGAGCCAGCATTTCCGCAGCCTTTCTCTCCCGGATATCCGCCAGGACACCAAGGATAATTCCTTCGGCAAGGTACGCCGGAAGATTTGACTCTTCCAGCGTACGCATAACTGATTCGTTTACTTTTGTTTTGGCGTTTTCCATGATTTCTGCAAGGTTCATTTCGTTTTTCCCCCCCCTAAATATTTTCCTCTATCCACGTGTTAACAAATTTCTTAAGCCATTCAATGTGTGACTGTGCCTCTTCGTCCAGCACCGTCATGCTGCCTTTGTTATTGTCGCTGGTAGTTCTACCACTATCGGTCATTTCTGTGTACGTAAAGCCCAATCGCTGACCTTGTGCTGCATTCATGACATTAAAACCCGTAATAACTCGTTTCATGATAATTCCTCCATCCTTTCGATCAAGTTACTTTGCTCATCCCGCACTTCATTTTCGTCTTTTTCCATCTCGCACAGCAATATCGCTTGATTTCTTATTTGCTCATTAATCATCTCCTGATCTTCTGCTGTTACATCCTCCTTTTCCGGAATGTTGGATTCCTCGATCCTTGTATCCCTGCATCCTTTTTGCCTTACTCGTACTTCCCAATAGAACTCAAGCTTTGGCGTACCTTTTACCAAAAAATAACCATCATTTTCATTTGTTGATTCGATATACAATTCTCCGGGACCTTTTGCAGTAAGTGTCACATGATACTTCATATTTTTTTCTATTGTCGCCAGAAAATCGTTCTCAAGGTACACATAGCAATAACCATCATTATCAATTTTTCCTGTTCCAATGTCGCCGAAAGTTGGAGATGCTGTTTCGTATGCATACATCTCAGCATTACGTCCATCGTCTGTATGGATTATTCTTGTTTTTTCTCCCATACATCCGAGTTTTCCATACGCATAAATGTCATTGTTAGCTGTAAAACCATACCCTCGCAGCGTAGATGCAGATTCTCCAACAAAAATATCTTTTCCAACATATCCCATTATCATAGAGTAGCTTTTTTTTGATAGTTCCACTCCTATGCTGACTTCGTTACTGAGATACATACCAGAAACGAATTTAGGCGACAAGGCGAACACATCGCCTTTTCTTGTTATTTCACAATTTCCGCCGATTCCAAGCGATCCTCCAGTAATTTTCAACGCTTTCGTTTCCGCTGAACCGTCTGTGTTGATTTTGAAATTAGAATTAGCAGTTACCGCTCCGTTCAGGCTTATCTTCGATGCATTTATTGCTACGCTTTCTGGTGATTGATTTATTTTTGAAATAATTTCAGTGCTTCCGACTTTTTTTGAAACTTCTGTTTCGATCGAATCAGCTTTTTGCTTAATGGCTGAATTCATTTGTTCGGTCGTAGAATAACTTTTTAGGCTGTTCGCCGTAGCATCTTTAGCATTTTTCTCAGCAGTGTTCGCTTTTTTGGTCGCATCATCTTTTGCTGAAGAAATTCCGGACTCATATGTCGTTTGGGTGACGTACGTTTTACTGACATTGGATGTTATCCCATCAGTTGCAACTTTAATCGCAGCATTCATCTGTACCGTGGTCGAATAACTTTTCAGCCTGTTCGTGGTATCGTCTTTGGCATTCTTCTCCGCGGCGTTCGCCTTTTTCGTTGCGTCATCCGCGGCGTTTGAAATGCCGACCTCATACGTCTTCTGAGTAACGTATGTCTGGCTCACTCCGAGAGTGATAGCATCGGTCGCAACTTTGATTGCGGCGTTCATCTGTACCGTGGTCGAATAACTTTTCAGCCTGTTCGTGGTATCGTCTTTGGCATTCTTCTCCGCCAAACCTGCAGCCTTTTCGGCCGCGGCAATGGCATCTTTGTACTTATCAGTGAGCTGGTCTTTTGTGGCGTATGCATTGCTTATTGCAAGATTGATTTCATTAATTTTCGTCTGGATCATGGACGACGTTTCTTCCGTCGTCGAATAATTCCGAAATTTCTTATCAACGTTGATTGCCACATTATCAATCTCAATCTTTAGGCTCGAGTTTACATTATCAACGATCTCTGCCAGATCTTCTAGGCAGCGAATGTTCGTCAGGTACAGCGCCGTCCCGGAAGTTCCACGGACCGTAATTGCAACCGTTTTTTCTTTTTCTTCCGATGTTTTCACGCTATGTTTGAACACCCGGAAAGTTCCCGGAGAATAAGATGACAGATCATTCGTCGCGGCAGAATCAGAAAATCCAACCTGCAGGTTTGCTGGCTGTTTTCCATCCTCGAAAGCCGCATCACAGCATATCGTGTAGATACTCGCTTCGAGAGTTCCGACGGACTGTTTGATCTGCACCGTTGCTGATGCAGAGAAACTAACTTTTAAGCACTTCATGTTCAAGAACTCTGTAAGTTCTACCTTTGCATTTGCCCCGGTTCCAGAAATTGAAAAATTGCCAATGGCCAAAGTTTCCTGTTCACCATTGACAATATAATTTTTTCGTGAAACATATTCTTTCAGGGATGATGCAGACAGAACAATGCGGTTTTCCGTGTTCTTGATTGCGGTGCCAACTTCCTCTTTTAGCAATTTCTGCTGTTTGTCCGTATACTCATTGGAGCTGGCAGCTGCATCGGATATAGCACCCTCTATAGTTTCCGTGTACGCGACATCAATTTTTTCAGCCGCCACAGAATTTGCCATCAGCATTTTACCATTGATCTGTCCATTCATAGTAAGAGCGATACCATCAATCGGGCCATCATATCCATGGCTATAATGAGCCAGTCCGCCCAATCCCCAGCGCCATAAGTTCGTTGCTGTCTTTGCCCCCGCGGCATCTGCCACAATAAACTCATTTTTTTCGTGGATCGCGTAACCGCTCTTCGTCATGTCGTTCATGAGGTCTGTAGCGTTCCGTAACGCCTCCTGGAGGATTTCTCGCTTGCCCGGTATAGATTTTATTGTCTCATCCAGTTTGCTTGCTTTTTCGGCGTTTGACGACGTATAGGTGCTGTTCGACTTTTCAGAGCCTAGAGTTACGGTGTTTTTCGAAAGATTCGTGAGATATACGGTTATGCTGGAGAGCGGCATATTGGTATCCAACCCGTGCGGCGGAGATATGCAGCGGATGAGATCTCCGACTTCAAATTCCTGTGTAGCTGAATCTATCAAGTTAAGATCAACCGCTTTGATGTTGAGTACCATGTTCTCAAACTGTGTGCTTTTCAGGTACTCTTTTCCTTTTCGCAACAGGTTTGCCGGAACTGTCACATCGTCCCAAGTGACCGTCTTACAAATCTTTCCGTAGGCTGCAATCGCTTCACTACTCGAAACGTAATCAACTCCGCCGTTCACGGAGCTGATGGTCAGTCTTTCATCCAGTCCTTCAATGCTTGATTCTTCCAGGGTTGCTCCCAGTGGGATAACACAAGTAACCAGATCTGAAGCATCCATGTTTTCCGAGTAGTCCAGCAGGTTTTTCCCGAAACGAATTTCCTGCGTGTTTTGACGGTAGAAGTCATCGTCGCTCAGATAATCCAAATATCTTACGCCGTTTTCTTTGCGAATCACAAGATGGCCGCCGAGACGTTCAACCAGCTTCGTTTTCAGGGTATCCCTGGTTGACTCCCAATTCGCATAGCGATACAGGGAATCATTCGGGTCTGTCACGGTCACCCGGCCGAGCGTGAACTGTTTACGTTCTTCTACCTGGGCGTTGTGGTTGTCGATGATCTTGCTGACATAATCTCTTACAGAAATGTTGTGATATACGTTCGGCCGCTGCACGCTATCGCAGAAATAGGCGAGTTCCCCTTCGACGAACACCTTTTTCACTCCTTTGGAGTCCTGATCGTCGTAGAGTACTCGCCCAGCAAATTTTTCAACGTCATCCTTATAGATCACGATATCTGTGGTCAACTTTTTGACATACTGATAATAGGGATGCTTTGGATAGACAGAAAAAGAAGCCTGTCCATTTACGTTGTCACCTTTCTGATAATAGGGATCACCTACGATCAGATTACGGATTTTTGGATTGTGTAACGTGTATTCTTTCCCATCCACAAAGGCTTTGATCGTATACATTACAACATACCCCCTTTATGAACGATTGTTACCGTACCGGTTCCCTGGAAGTACAATTTATTCTCGCCTTCTTGCAAGTCAATATCGTACAGAATGTTCTCGCCCGAAAAAATATTGATCGTTGTATTGCGGTATTTTATTTTCAGATCATTGCTGTCAGAAATAACCCGGAGTGTTTCATTGTACGGCCATCCAATCAGCGTGATTTCCTGCCACGATGACGTGCTTGCAATTTTTACATCCGGGACATACCGAATAATGCCGTCGATGAAGCAGAAGGTATCCCATTTCCAAGGCTCGTTCGACGAGGTAACGTCCAGCTTGTAAGGATAGCAGTTGCACTCTATGGATACCTCAGAAAGCACTTCGTTCGTTTTCTTGGTGTCAATATGGCAACGGCCTGTATAATAATAGCCAGAATCAACATCAATGATGATCTGGCACTCTTTTCCTTCAATTGCTGTAGCAACTCTGCTTATTAGTCCAGCCCAGCGTGGGTAATTACAATCACGGGCATCAAAAGTAAATCGTAGCGTTCGCATTCCGTAGACAATTCCACCATTCTGAGCTTCCGTTAAGTCGAGAGATCCGTTCATGCCAGGAACATCAACGTAAACCGTCTTTGCTTCTGGCAGGTCAATCTCGACATTTTTCAATTTGAGACCCCAATCATCATAAGAATGGGTGCCGTTAAACGACACCCCTGTTACCTTTCCCGGCATGGTCAACCTCCTCTCTTTTTGTGTGTATCAATTCTGCCCATGTTCTGATCTACGATCGGTGTTGTTGCATCTCCGATTTCTTTTCCATCCAGGTCAACATGCACATGGGTTTCGCCAGAAATTACTACTTCTGTTTTACTGTCATCGAATGCCTGTCCGTTTTCCTGCTCAATCTTGTATGCCTGGTTGGTATTCTTATCAAATGTGATTTTTCCGGTTTCAACATTCACCGTGGCTTGCATCCTCCGAGCCAGTGCCGCCATTTCTTCGTCGGTCTGTTTCTCGAGTGCTGGCATCGCGGCATCCATACCTTCACCAACTCCCGGTGGAATCCACTTACCTACTTCATCTCGGAATACTCTTGATGGGGAGTGGATTCCGAGAGCTCCCTTGGCTCCATCAACAATTCCACGGAAAAAGCTCTGTACCTGGCTACGGAACCAGCCAGCGGCATTACAAATTCCGTTCCACACTCCAACTACGATGTTTCGCCCAACCGAAGCCATTTGTGACGGAAGAGAAGATGCCCCGTTAATGACTGAATTCACCAGCATCGAAGCAGCATCACGGCCTTTTGCCGCAAGATTTCCTCCCCAAGACGCAACTCGGTTCACCGTTGCGGTCAGGTGATTCCATATTTTTCCTGGCAACTGAGAAAAGAAATTCACCACAGTGTTAATTGTGTTGCTTGCTGCAGTTCTGGCTTTATTCACCATTTCTGATCCCCAAGAAGCAATTCGAGAAATTGAATTTTCCAGCCAGGTATCAATTCGTCCAGGCAATTGTGAGAAATAGTCCACCACAGAATTAATCGTGTTGCTTGCTGCATTCTTCGCCTGGTTCCACATATTCGCTCCCCAGGTCGTCAGGTTTTGGAGTGCATTCTGTAGCCATGTGTATATTTTCCCTGGAAGCTGAGCGTAGAAATCTACGATCGCCATTACAGCATTGTACGCAGACTCACGGGCTTTGTTCAGCATATTCGCTCCCCAGGTTACCAGGTTGTTGAACGCCGTCGTTAGATGCGTCCATATTTTTCCCGGAAGTTCTGAAAAGAACGTTACGACATTTTCGATGATGATCGGGACATTTGTTTTCGCCCAATTAACCGCGTCAATCCCGAACTGAATCAGTTTTCCAATCACATAACCCAGGGCGTAGCCGATTTTGTACGGCAATTCTGAGAAAAAGTTGGAAACAGATTCTACTGCATTTTTCGCCGCCTCTGATGCCTTGTTGTAGATGTTCGTTCCCCAGTCAACCAAATTCTGGAGTGCATTCTGCAGCCACGTGCTGATTTTGCCCGGTAATTCAGCGAACCAGTTGGAAACCGAATCAATCGTGTTTTTCGCCGCGGTCGATGCTTTCTCGGCCATATCTGAAGCCCAATTCTGGACACTCGTTATAATCCGGGAGAACAGATCTTCCGCTTTTCCTGGGAGTTCAGAGAACCACTGGATAACAGCTTTTCCGGCATTCAGAATATCGTCGCCGTGGTTCTTGATTGCAACCGCCAAATTGGCAACCGCAAAAACAATAGCAGCGATTACAGCCGCAATCGTTCCCGGTATTCCGAGAACGATTGCTCCGACGGCAGCAATCGCAATTCCGACTCCCATCAGAATTTCTTTTACGACATCGAATCCGTTTTGGAACATGTCCGCGAAATTCTTGACTGCAAGTATCGCGCCGCCAATGAGAGCTCCTACTCCAGCAATGGTCGCTCCGAATGTTGCAAAAAAATTAGCAACTGCAGAAACCGCAGATCCGATGAATGATGTTACCTGAGAGAGTACGGATCCGGCTACAGAGGAAAGGCTTTGGATTTTGGATCCAAAATCAGAGATTCCACCCGCGATTTTCCCAATTCCACCAACCAGGCCAGAAATTCCACTCTGGAGCGTCTGGAATGCAGAAAACAGCCCAGTTATTGCACTGGCTGCGGTTTTTGCCGTTTTAAGTCCAGCAATCGCAAGGACAATATCTCCGATCAGTTCGCCGAGCTTTCGGAGGGTTTCGGGATCCTGTTCATTAAATACGTCGAGGAACTTTTTCAGAACCTCTTTTGCTTTGCCGACAGTTGTTTCGACCTTATCAAAGATTGTCGAGAAGAAGCCATCCATCAGCGCGGCTGCATTCGGGAACTCCTCCGAAAGTCCATCGCAGAATCCAGCAACAAAATCTTTCGCTGCCCGAATGATAGTCGGCAGATTTTCGCTTACTGCATCGCCGATTTTTTTCAGCATCTCGCCAAACGAGCGGCCTAAATCGGACGAATGCCATACCATCGCCTGTAAGAAATTCGTGAACAGGTAGATTCCGGCCGACCACATATCGCCAGACAAATTCATGATTGCCTGGGCAAGTTCCGAAACCATGGTTGCTCCAGATGTCGCCAGAGTCCATTTGCGGCGCATAATCGCGTCGATAAAAGACTCGACAAGATCCTGGGCTGCCGAAATCATTTTTGGCGCAGCCTTCGCAACTTCCGTCACGATCTGCGCCATTACTTCTCCGGTCTTGGTTACCAGTCCATCCAGTCCGCCATCATTAAAGGCTTCCTGGAGTTCCTGAACCATGCGCTGTGCTTCTTTTACGATGTCTTTGCACGGCTTCTCCATCTCTTCATAGAGGGAGATGCCTAAACCCTCAAGACCAGACTTCAGAATCGTAATCTGACCTTCGAGGTTGTCATTCATCGTTTCGGCCATCTGCGCCGCGGCTCCATCACAATCGTAAATTGATGCAGTTAAGGACGCGAAATCCTCATCCGATGCATTTACGATCGCCAGCAGACCGGACATTGCATCCTGGCCTCCGAGGGATGCCGCCATGTTGGCTTTCTGTTCCTCGGTCAGCCCGGCGAATCCAGCTCGCATATCCACCATGATTTCCTGGAGGCTCTTCATGTTACCGGAGCTATCCGTAAGTGAGAGTCCCAATTTGTCCATGGCGGCCTGGACTTCATCGGTCGGTTTCGCCATTCGAGACAGAATTGCACGTAAATTCGTACCCGCCTGACTGCTCTTGATTCCGCTGTTCGCCATCAGCCCGATTGCGGTAGCGCAATCCTCTGCCGAAAATCCCAATGCGCCAGCAAGAGGAGCGACATATTTAAAAGTCTCGCCCATCAGTCCGACATTGGTGTTCGCGTTTGAAGAAGCCTTGGCAAGAACATCTGCAAAATGCGTCGAGTCACTCGCCGATAGTCCGAACGCCGTCAACGCATCCGTAACGATGTCTGATGTCGTTGCCAGATCTTCGCCGGATGCCGCCGCCAGGTTCATAATTCCTTCGATACCGTTAAGCATATCTCCGGTTTTCCAGCCAGCCATTGCCATATCGTGGTGTTATCGTAAGGCTTTTTATCCTTACTTCTGCATCATTACAATGCAGCCCAGCGTAACTTTTTACCGCGTTCCTCTGCGGAACACCCTATCCGATAGCGAGGACTCTTGGGAACTTTATAGTCTCTGACATCTCAGCCAGAGGATCAGCTCCTACGCGTTGCCGTTGACCAGATTTTTAAGTCCGACCTTCACCGTCTGATTATGGTTGCAAACCACCTCCCAGCTTCTTTCCTCACTTATTCTCTGCAATCTACGTGATAGGTTCATTGCAGACGTCACAGATCACAACTATGCATTGATTCCGTCATGATCCCTTTAATTTTTAACTAAACGCATCGGCTGACTCGGCGGCGGAGTACTTTGTTTTGGCGCCCATCTCTTTTGCTTTGTCCGTCAGGCTTTTCAGCTCATCCCCGGTCGCCCCGGAAATTGCAGCAACGTTCGACATACCGGCTTCGAATCCGGCGCCAGTCTTGATTGCTGCCGTTCCGATTCCGGCAACCGCAGTGGAAACTCCGCCGATGACCGCAGTCGTGGCTTTCAGAGCCTTTGATGCATACGATCCGATTTTATTGATTCCATCCTGGAAACCGGATGAATCAATCGACGTGTCAAATTTTAGAGTGCCATCATAGCCCAATGTTTTCACCTCACTTTAAGGGCAAACAATGGATTATCGGCTCATGATGGCTCTACTTAATCTGTTGTCCGTCTTTTATTTTGACTTCAAAAATACAGGAGCACTTGCGGCCTTTACAGGCCACTTGTACTCCTTTACACTCTGCCTCCTTTGAAAAAAATAGAGGCATTTTATACCCGCATTCTGGGCAAACGACTTGAATAAGTCTCTTTTTTTCAAGATTCAATCAATTAACTTCCTCCTTGCAACAGGCCAGAAATATCATCGCCGTTCATCAATGCTTCACGCAGGATCGCTTCTGTCTCTCGTTCTTTCTGAGAAACAGGAAGAGCATGGATTTTCTGCATTTTACGATAAAATTCCCGCTGTTCTTTTGACATCTTAGATGTTGTTTTTATGCTTCTGTATCCCATGATTTTTACGAACTCTGTGTTTTCCCCCAGGGAAACGAACATTGCACGGAATTTCCACCAGTGCAAATGATTGACTTCCTGCAGATCCACTCCGTATTGCTGCAAAAACGCAGCGTAGATATATGAGTCGTCATATTCAAACGAATATACCTTTTCCGGATGTTTGCCGGAGGAAGAATCCGATCCAGAGTCGTTTTCAACTGCTTCTTTCCCGCATCGGTAGAACCAAAGCATTTTTTCAACTGCTTCATGGATGTTCCGCGGTACGACGGGATAATACAGGTTGAGTCCATGAATGATTTTTTCTTCATTTGTCACTTCGTCATCCTGCATCAGAAGCTCAAATAATACCGAAATTCGAAAGTCCGTATTGATTTCGTATTTTTCCCCGTCTACTTCCACTGTATCAGGAAGTAGATCTACGAGCATATTCATTCTTCCGCATCCTCGTCAAACGGTGGAAGATCCTGGAAACGTTCATTCACCTGTTTTCTGAAGTTTTTTTTATTTGCGCGTCTCTGCTGACGGTTCTGTACTCTGTCCGGTGTGTACTTTCCAACAATTTCTTTTACAGTGTTACGGGAATCCTCCATTGCTCCCATTGCCTTTCCGAAACCGTCCATTCGAGCCGCAAGGTCTCCTTTTTTCGGAAACAGTTCTTCCGATGTTCCAGGACCGAAAAGACCGTCAAAAAACTCGTCCACGCATCTGCACTGGTATCTCATTGCCTCTGCATTCGATTTACCTTCATAGGCTTTCTTGTCCTGGATTCTCGCAACAATTTTTTTGGTGAGTCTTTCGTACTTCTCAACAACGTCTGCATCCAGCAGATTCAGCTCGAGTTCTACTCCATTAATTTCAATTTTGCTCATAGTCTACCTCCTAAAAGAAAGAGGCCGCTTACGCAGCAGCCTCAGTAAAAGTTTTGCTCGTTGTGTCAAACGTTCCGAGTATCGGATCTCCAACTGCATTCAGATTGCCTTTAACAACCTGTTTATTCTCTCCAGAGTAGTCCGATACCTCGCAGGAAACAACAAATTTTCTTGCTTCGAAAACATTGTCTCCGGTCTGTGCCTTGTTCCACATCTCAACGCGGACATATTCAAACTCCGCATCGGAGCCGATATAATGGTTTCTGCCGACCTGGTACAGGGCATCAACCGCTTTTTCGTCCGCGATATGTTCAGCCTCAAAAGAGAAGCTTGTTTCATATCCGGTTACGCTCGAAGATGAGCTGACCTCGTTGACATATTTTACGGATTCCGTCTGTGCTCCAGGGCTTTCGTCCAGGGTAGTAAATCCGGTTCCCATAAGCGCCCACTCCGGTTTGGATTCTGTGCCTACGTTAAGATAATCAGCAATCATGTGTCTTAACACTGCTTTTCCTCTTGGCATTATGTTACCTCCTTCTGATATACCAGCCGTAGCTGGATCTGATATCGTGCATTCCGCATGGATGCATCGAACATGTATCCATTGGACAGCACTTCTACTTTTTCGGCGTAGCAGTCCTCCGGGAGATCCGGGAAAATCTCTTTTCTGTTGTTCTGTTCGATCCAATCCGCAAAACGCTCATAGAATGCGCTGTTCTGCATATTCTGGACCCGATCCATAGAATAGTATTCCCGGCTGCCGAAATTAAACTGATACTGCCTTGTTTCGACCCCGTTGACATATCTTTTAATCACCGGTTCGAAAATGCCAGTTTCGACCGTGTATTCGACTGCCTGATCCCCCAGGGAATCAACTCGAAACACACCGTCACTTAAAAGAGGGCACGCCGAAATATATTCGACGATACCCTCGATGATTGAATTTGCCATTTATCCTCCCAACTTCTTCGCTCCGTCCAGGATCTCCCGCTTCTCAGCAACTTTCATTCGCTCAAACCACTTAGCTCCTCTGTTCGCATCGTACGGTCTGCTCTGTGCGGTATCGTAATACTGCATTCTGGCGTACGGAGCAATGTATTCTACCAGTCCACTGCCGACCGTAGTGCCGAGCTTACCGGATTTTTCCAACATACCCGTCTGAAAAGGCACTCTAGGGCTGCATCTTCGCAGCACCTCAGAGTCAACAAATTTCTGCATCCGGTTAAAATTTTGGTTCGCTCGCGGAGTAAATGATGAGTCCCATCTAAGTTCCGCCTTTCCTTTGTCGCCTTGAATGATACATCCTCTCGGAGTCTTGATCTGTTTAAGAGCCATTATTGTCCACCCACTCTCCAATGTTTTACGGCATCTGATCCCCTCGTAGTGTTGTCCGCGTACTCAGTTACATTGACGATATCATGGTTGTAACCAAGCAATTCCAGAAAATCAAGGATTCTGGACGCTGTTATCACACCTTTGGAAAAATCAAAATCGTCAGATTTCCAATCGCTCATGAAGAACGCCATTCCTGCGACAATGTAGCATCCTTTCTGCAGTGTCCAATGTTTCCTCGCTTCTTCATCGTCCATGAGCTTATATTTCTGCTCGGGAACGTAAGTCCGACCATCCTGGAAATTTGCATGAATTGGGATTCGGATTTTAAAACGTGAGTTCTCAGTTCGTTCAGATGTCCCCGACGAAGCCCGCAGATCCACGAAGGAAACACCAGAAATATTGGTCGGAATGAAAACCTCCCGCCTGGACTCTTTGTCTACGCGGAGGTTAAAAACCGTGATGTCCTGGTTTGTAATCATACTTTCGTGACCTCCCTCGATAGATCAAGCCTGTCCCGGCGAGATACATTTTCATGTCGGCGATGATTTCCGACCGAACAGCGCTCATTTTTTCAGCATCGGCATACGACACGGCATAGCCATCGTTGCTCTCTGATTTCAGTTTTTGATCTTTGAGCTGCTTATATTGGTCGTATTTCTCTACCGCACTGCATACCGCATCTTTTACGCAATCCGGGATGCTATCCAGCTTTGCGATTCTCCCGTAGGTAATCTCATCAATAAGAGCCGTAGCCCATTTCAGATTCCGGGAAAACTGCGTCGAATCCAGATCGCCCATATACTCGTTGGAGTAGTAGTCGTAATCTACGTATGGCTCCCGTATAGCCTCCTGTGGCATTTTTTCACACCTCCCCGGGGATTTTATCGTCTAAGCAGGAAAAACGCCGTATTCGGCGTTCCTGTCATTTCGCAGCGGCTTTCGCAGATTTCTTTGCTGGAGCTTTCTCTTCCGCTGGTTCGGATGCTGTTTCGTTCTGAGAGAGTTTTTCTTTCAGAGCTGCATTCTCAGCTTTCAGAGCCTCGTTTTCCGCCTCGAGATCTTTAAGCCGCTGGGTCGGTTCCACATGCTCATGTACGATGTTGTCGTCCATGTCGGTGATGGTGTATCCCAGCTTGATGTAGACATCTTTTTTCTCATCCGGGATTCTAACAACCCGGTTTGCCTTTCTTGCTTTTAACATTGTTTCTCCTTTCTACGGAAGAAGGAGCCATTTCCGGCTCCCATCCGTTATGCATCAGGCGTGCTTCGTGATGTTGAACGCGATTGCGTCAACTTTGTTCGGCAGAAGGAAAACATCCTCGAAGGACTCCTCGAAGTATTCCCACTTGCCCTCAGATCCGGCGGACGGCGGGTCAAGCTGTGCGAACTCGTAGTTTGTCGGAGTGATAACTGCCAGCGGATGAACCAGGATCATGTTGATCTGATCCGCAGTAGAATCTACCTTCCAACCCTCGGTGAAATCGTAAACCGTTTTCATCATGTCGCTCGGAACGCTGTCCGGGATCTCCACCTCGTCGATGGATGTGATCGCTCTTCTCAGAGCCTCGGACCGTTTGGAAACATCCAGGGTTTTTACGATCGCTTTGGCATTGGTGATAAGAGTGCGGACATCCGGGGTAACGTAGAGAATACGTCCAGATCTCGGAACTCTGGAGTTGTCCATCGCGGTCATCATCTTGTCGAAGACGTCCAGTACGTTCTCAGTGGTAAGCGGGGTCTCGTCTGCTTTCTTGCTCTTCGCTGTGTAATCTGCGTACAGCTTAGAAACGAGATAGCAGTTCATCTCCGGGAATTTCTGCTCTTCGTTGAAAACGCGGGTAATGTTCGCGATAGAGGCTACCTGGTTGGTTTCCTGGATGTCACGCGGGTGAACCAGGGTAGACCAGGTTCTGTGCTGAGAAACCGTCAGCGGTGTCCAGGAGTTGTTGTAGTTACGTTTTTTCTGGCCGATGTTGTCTCTGTCTCCATCGACACGGCCAGTCGTGGAAATCGTCGGGATCTCAATCACATTCGAGTTCACCCAGCGGTATCTACCGTTGTTCGGGGTCGCAAACAGAGCGCCGAAGTAGAGTACGTATGGGAACTCCTGCTCAAGCCCCTGCTGATACTGTTTTGCATAGTTTAATGCTGCCATTCTGTTTTTCCTCCTTAATCTTTCTTAGGCTCTCTCAGGTGAGTAAAGCCCATATGCAGGAACGGGTTTGCGTCTCCGCCCTGTGGATTCCCGCCGTTGGTTCCGGTGGAAAATCTCGGTTTTGTTCCCTCCGGTGGATTGGTTCCGCCGTTGCCCTGGTTGGTGTCTCCCGCTGGATTTTCAGTAACGAAAGCACCTTTGTAGTCCTCATCTTCCATAAGGGATGACATGAACTCTTTTGCTCCCAAGAATGTTCCTTTGTCATCTAACTGGAACTGTTTGGATCTGAGCTCGTCCAGCACGCCTTTTCTGGCGGCCTTTGAAGTGAAATTATATCCGGCGAGGAACATATCCTCGGCATGGGAACGGTTCTGAGCTGCCATCTGGTCTTTCAACGCCTGAGTATCGGTGTTGTATTTTGCTTCCCAATCGGCAACTTTCTGTTTGATTCCGTCAACATCCTGATCCTCGAAAGATTTGATCTGAGTGTTGGCATCATCAAGCTGTTTTCGGATTCCTTTCAGCTCGGTTTCTTTCGCGTCGAATTTGTCTTTTGCAACATACCCGCCGCCGGAAAGATCCGCGATTTTGATACCCTTGTCTGCATCAATCGCAGCTTCCAGTTCCTCGTAGGTCATTGGGATAACCGCGCCGTTTTCGTCCTTTTTGAACAGTTTTCTTAAAAATTCGTAAGCCATTTTACTTACCTCCCGTGTTTGATTTCGCTGATTTCGTTTAGATTCCGGTTCACTCCGGCATTGCTATCGTGCATTTATATCCCAGCACGATGGGGAACTGAGTAGTTTATATGCCATTCCTCCAGGGCAAAATAAAAGAAGCTGTCATTGTCAAACAGCCTCTTTCATAGCGATATTTTCAGGCGAATGTCCAATCATCCGCAAGCATATCAGCCTGGCTTGCAAGCCATCCCATCTGTACTCCTGATGTTCCGACAAATGCGATAGCCATGTTTCCGATAGCATCATGCTCGCAATTCACGATCTC